CGCGGTCTTTGACCGCCTTCTTGAATGATTCTTTGCGGTTGCCATCCTTGTCCATATCCAAGAAGTCTGGCTTGGCGCCTTCGGTCAAGGCCTGTGGCTCGCCCTTGGCAGCAATATCAGAAAGTCGTTTGTTCAAATCGTAAAATGGGTTCATTTCATTATCCTCGGGGGTTCGCGCCAGTGGCTGGCTTGGGTGGTCGCTTGACTTTGCCAAATGGACTTTGATTGTCTTGTGGCAGGTCATTTGTGGTTTTAGCAGGAGGTGTTTTGCCCCCAGCCACTGTGAAGTCGCTGCGATAAGCGTTCTTCAATACTTCATGCTGATAAGGTCCGATTGAGTAGTCTTTGCTCAGGGCCTTTTGTTGTTTGTCAGGTGCAGGATAGTCTGTGTCTGTGAGCAGATCTTTGTTCTGCGCTTCCACATCCGCACGCTCTTTGTCCATGCTGTCCTCATGTGCAGAAGTCAACATGATGATCTTGTTGGGATCCATGCCCAACAGTTGTGCCAACTGTTTGACCTGTGGCTCAATGGCAGGATAGCGGAACTCAACGTCCACTGAAGTCACACGCTGATTTGGAAAGGCTGGGAAGTCAGCGGGCTTGGCTTGCACGGGAGTGGTTTTGGCATCACTCATCCGGACTACATCAAACTGACCCAGCTTTTCGCGGAGGGCTTTCCACAGCTCAGGTGTGCTGTCACCTACGATTTTGATGCGATAGTTGTAGGTTCTTTCGGATTCTGCGAGATAATCTTGGAATTTTTTCATGTCGGTTCCCTATGAGATATTTATGCTGTTTTGATCTTTTGGTCCTTGTTGGCATTGACCAACTGCTCCAACAGCTCATTGCGGCTCAGCACATGTCCTTGTGCGGTCATAGCGGCTGGCTCGTCCCCTTGGGCATCTCTGTCCAACTTGGCCTTCTTGAGCTGAAGCTCTACCATCTTGAGTTTTTTGTTGAGCTTGGCTGTCTTGGCAGTGAGCGCATGGCCCAGCATGGTGCCGGCAACAGCAAATATTTCAGCGGCATAGCGGCTGTCGATCTGCATGCCCAGGTCCATGAGATCATCAAAGGTCTGGGTGGCTTTGGTAGCCAGTTCATCCATCTCGCCGTCGCTGGCATCCAGGCCTCGCACTGCGGGCAAGGCATCATCTATCTTGTCTATAGCGTCATTTATTTCGGCTATGGCTGATTGGGTTTGTTCCACAGTCACGGGAGTGTCTGCGTCAGGACCTGATGGTGGTAAATCAAACAGATTTTCAAGTTTACGGGTCATTCCGTATTTACCGCAGGCTGTTTTGGTTACTTTTTCTTGCTGCCTTGATGGAACATGTCATCTTCGGTTATGACCCGGAACAGTATGCCATTGCGTTTGGCCCATTTAGTAGCAGCATCCCATTTGGCATAGTTTACTGCTACTGCTGCTCTATCTCTTTGGCTGGCCTTGCTTTCAATCACGCTCTGCTTTTTGGGCTTGATTTCGATCAGTTCGGCTCGCACGGTGTTGTCTCGAGAACGATATGTGATCAAAAAGTCAGGCACATAAATGGTTTGCTTGCCTGTGAGTGGATTGCGATAAGGTATATTGATACATTCTGACGCCCACTGCAACACATTTTCATTGTTGTCACAAAACATCATGAAAGTAAACTCCCAACCAGATCTATATCTTGGGGTGCGGGTGCCCACATATTTGGCGGGATTTTTAAGAGTAAACAAACCTTGTGCGTAGTTACTCATTGCTTGACATTACGAGCTGGATAGTAGTTGGGAGTGGTAGGTGCCAACACACCCAACAATGTAGCGGGACTACGGATACCATTCAAGTAATAACACAAGGTCGCAGTGATTTCTGGTGGTGTTTGATTTTCGAACGTCTGGAGTATGGTCAAGGCATTCTGACCTGAGTTTTGAGCTACACGGAATATGGTCACAGTGAAGTTGTCAGCGGCATCATCTGTCTTAAACACCGACCTAAAGAAACTGCGCACCGCATCATACTGATCAGCCGGCACATTCTCATCATAGTTGTAGAACTGATCAAAAATGCGTACAGTCTGATCTACCTGATAGTTGATCTGGTTAACAGTGCTCATATCATACCTCTGTGCGGCCCAGTCCTGTGGGTGCAAAGCCAGGATTGTATGTGCCCACAGGACTGGTCACGCCTGTGTTGTTGGCATTGCCACGCGGTGGAGTGGGAAAGAACAACCCATCCAAGGCACCACGCTGGGCTACAGGCGCACCTGCTCCGGGTACCTGTGTGCCAGTTGTGCCTATCACTGCTCGTGTGGCTGCTGGCAGGCCTTGTTTAAGTACCGTAGTTGCTGCTTGTTTGGCTTCGTCTACCACGATGGCCTGAAGGTTTTTGCCTTTGAATGTGTTGTAGGTGGCGCCAGCTTTTTGTATGGCTCCTACTACGCCTGCTACCCCGCCACTCTGCAGGTCTTGAATGATGCCTACACCTGCATCTATTAAGCCACCTTGACCCAGCACAGTGGCCTGACTACCAGGACGACTGATTGGACTCAAGATAGTGTCGTAGTAAGCAGGATCTGCAAAGCCTTTTACATTGGTATCTGGGCGTACCTTGCCGATGGCACCAGAATAGTATTTCACAGTTTCATATTTGATGGTCATCCTGTTGCTCATGATACCATTACCTTGGCTGTAGTCATAGGTATCGTGTTGCCACTCAGTGATCATGGGATTGACTAATACATATTCTACCCACTTGTGCTGATCAAAACCATACACGCGGATGTCTTGGAAGAATGGCAGCTTGCCTTGGCCACTGCTGTAACTTTCACCTATGTAGCCCCAGTCGTTGACAGGTCGGCTTTGGCTGTAGGTATCTCTTGCGTTGTAATCAAATCCTGCAGGGGTACCAATCAGAGGACCAATACTTCCATTAGTATTGGTAACTGAATCATATTTCTGGCTGGGATCTTTGTAATAATATGAAAAGTAGTTGTACCAGAGATTGCGAGTCTGATCACCACCATCGTCATGGAATTCCACTACCACAGGATTGTAATCTATCTTGGTCTGGACCAAGCGTTTGCGGTTGTACTGATTCAGCGTGTTCACGTCAAGACTATAACTTGGTAGCTGTATGTTTTTGACCAGGAGACCCAAACTGGCGATGTCTTTGCCAAACACCGCTGATATACCTGGTATGTTTTGATTTATGGTCAGATAAACATGGAACAGGAACTTGTTACGCGGAGCGCGTTGGTACCCGTTGGTGCGAAAGACCTTGGAGGCGTGGGTGTAATCTCTTAAACTGTCAGCGCCAAAAAAGCCTTTGAGAAAGTCCTGGCCAAAAGCCATGGCCTATTAGCCCGCCCCGGTAGCTACGTCGTTGACTGTGCGACCGATCAGTGCGCCTACGCCTGAACCAATGGGAGTCTGTAGAGCATTGTCAAAGCGTATGGTCATGGCTATGGTAGCAGGAGCACTTTCAGTGTAGGCCATGTCGCCATAGTTCACACTTTGCAGGTAGCAACCATAAATCTCCCAGGTTTCCAATGCGATAGGTGTGGCTGTGCCGTTGCCACCATCCAACACTTCAAAGCGTGTGGTAAATTTGTAATCAATTCCCGAAGCTGCTGAGGCCTGTTCCATGAAGTCCAGCTGTTTCTGTAGCTGTTCGCCTACCAGCTTGCTCACAGCACCACTGGCATCATCGCGCAGGTTACAAGTGAGATCAGCCCAGCTGTATTTGCCTGCCAACTTGATGGTGCTGTTGTAGATCGGCAGGTCGATGTTTTCAAATGTGACTGAAGGACGAGTAAAGTCCATGACCTGTTTGGTCAATTCTGTCCTAGGTGTGCTCACGCCAAAGTTTTCAAATACCACGCGGAAGCGGTACTTGAGCTTGGGCATCAGCAAACCCTGATTGGGGTTGCTCTGATCACTTGCCAAGGGCACTGTCATTCTGGTTAGCGATGAAACGGCCATTTGTGAATCTCCTATATGCTTTTATTTATCTGGTTCGAGACCTAAAAAAATGGGGCCTAGATCACGGCCCCATCCTGTTCTCCTCATGTGATCAACCTGCCACAGCAGTTGTAGCTACGCTGGCAGCTATCTCGCCTGTGTTCTTGATGCGCAGAGGAATGTAGATGAATTCCACTGCCTTCACAGGTTCGATTGCGATGTCCACATACAGCTCGTTGCGGTCAATTCGCGCTGGTGTATTGTTGGTTAGATCACAAACCACCAGGTAATCGTAGACACCACGCTTGTTCACAAGATCGATCATGAGTGAGTTTACAGCATTGCTG